TTGCTCCTCAGAATTTTGTTTATAGAGGCATTGCTGCAGAGCGTAATTTATGTGAAGCGTCTTACAACCAGCTTACAGAGCGAAATCGCTTCCTTTATAGTAAATTCCACCTCCCCGGCGCCATCGCCAACCGGCTTTCAAAGGGCGAAAAAAAGCCCCGCACAAGGCGGGGCTTCCGAAGAGCAACGAGGCTCAGCAGGACATTACATGCCCATGCCGCCCATGCCGCCCATACCACCCATGCCGCCCATGTCGGGCATGGAGGGCTTGTCGTCGGCCAACTCGGCCACCATGCAGTCGGTGGTCAGCATCAGGCCGGCAACGGATGCGGCATTTTGCAGCGCGGTACGCGTAACCTTGGTCGGGTCCAGCACGCCCATCGCCACCATGTCGCCGTACTCGCCGGTCGCCGCGTTGTAGCCGAAGTTGCCCTTGCCTTCGAGCACCTTGTTGACCACCACGGAAGGCTCGTCACCGGCGTTGGCGACGATCTCGCGCATCGGCTGTTCCAGCGCGCGCAGCACGATCTTGATGCCGGCGTCCTGGTCGTGGTTGTCGCCCTTGAGCTTGGCCATCGACTGGCGGGCGCGCAGCAACGCCACGCCGCCGCCGGCGACGATGCCCTCTTCCACCGCGGCGCGGGTGGCATGCAGGGCATCTTCGACGCGGGCTTTCTTCTCCTTCATTTCGACTTCGGTGGCGGCACCGACCTTGATCAGCGCCACGCCGCCAGCCAGCTTGGCGACGCGTTCCTGGAGCTTCTCCTTGTCGTAGTCGCTCGTGGCTTCCTCGATCTGGGCGCGGATCTGCTTGACGCGCGCCTGGATCATCGTGTGATCGCCGGTACCGTCGATGATGATGGTATTTTCCTTGCCGATCTCGATGCGCTTGGCCTGGCCGAGTTCTTTCAGCGTGGCCTTCTCCAGGGAGAGGCCGACTTCCTCGGCGATCACCGTGCCGCCGGTCAGGGTGGCGATGTCTTCGAGCATGGCCTTGCGGCGGTCACCGAAGCCCGGGGCCTTGACGCCGCAAGTCTTGAGGATGCCGCGGATGTTATTCACCACCAGGGTGGCCAGGGCTTCGCCTTCGACGTCTTCCGCCACGATCAACAGCGGACGGCCGGCCTTGGCGACTTGCTCCAGCACCGGTAGCAGATCGCGGATGTTGGAAATCTTCTTGTCGAACAGCAGCACGTACGGGTTGTCGAGGATGGCGACCTGCTTGTCCGGATTGTTGATGAAATAGGGGGAGAGGTAACCGCGGTCGAACTGCATGCCTTCCACGACTTCCAGCTCGTTTTGCAGGCTCTTGCCGTCTTCGACGGTGATCACGCCTTCCTTGCCGACCTTGTCCATGGCCTTGGCGATGATTTCGCCGATGTCGCCGTCGGCATTGGCGGAAATCGAGCCGACCTGGGCGATTTCCTTGCTGGTCGAGCAGGGTTTGGAGAGCTTCTTCAGTTCATCGATGGTGGCGGTGACGGCCTTGTCGATGCCGCGCTTCAGGTCCATCGGGTTCATGCCGGCGGCCACGTACTTCATGCCTTCGCGAACGATCGATTGCGCCAGCACGGTGGCGGTGGTGGTGCCGTCGCCGGCGATGTCGGAGGTCTTGGAAGCGACTTCCTTGACCATCTGCGCGCCCATGTTCTCGAACTTGTCCTTCAGTTCGATTTCCTTGGCGACGGAAACGCCGTCCTTGGTCACCGTCGGGGCGCCGTAGGAACGCTCCAGCACGACGTTGCGGCCTTTCGGGCCGAGAGTCACCTTGACGGCGTCGGCGAGGATATTGATCCCGGCGACCATGCGTTGGCGGGCGGAATCACCAAATTTGACTTCTTTAGCTGGCATTCTATATATCTCCTTGATAATTCTAGATTAGGCTTCAACCACGCCCATGATGTCTTCTTCACGCATGACCAGCAGTTCATCGCCGTCGACCTTGACGGTCTGGCCCGAGTACTTGCCGAACAACACGCGGTCACCTACTTTGACTGCCAGGGGACGAACCTTGCCGTCTTCGAGGATCTTGCCGTTGCCGACGGCAAGAATTTCGCCTTGGTCAGGCTTCTCGGCGGCGGTATCGGGGATGACAATACCGGAGGCCGTCTTACGCTCCTCTTCCAGGCGTTTGACGATCACGCGGTCATGCAATGGACGGATTTTCATACATTTATCTCCTAATGACGACTTATTGACTGGCGGCCCGGCCGCCGTGGGTTGATCGACAGAGGCAATTATCAGCACTCACTACCGACGAGTGCTAATGATAGGGGCGACAGGTTGAAATTTCAAGTGCTACGAGATAGTTTTTTATCGGCCAGCGATAGGACGCAAGAAATTATTTCCCTGTATGCAAGGAATTAAATCCCGATCCGCAAGGAATTATTTCCCTGCGGATTATTGGTGCACCGCAACGTAACGCGGCGTACTTGTGCCAAATAGCGCGCAAAACCAAAGACCAGCCCCGTTACTGACTTGGGTGGGGTTTGACCGAGCCGTTTGTCCGCCGATAGGTGGCGGCTAGGCGCTCCAGCGCCCGTGGCATTCTAGCCTGCGCCGAGTAACTCTCTGGCATCCCTGGCGCTGGTCATAGCGATCAGTGCCAGGCCCAGCGCCTCATCTTGCCCCTCGAATGCTTTCCGAGCATACCGGCTTTCCACCAGGCGGAGTATGTCAGTCGCCAGATTCAGGCGCTGCTTTGGGGTCAGGCGTTGCCTGCGGGTCAATACATTGCGTCGCGCGGTCATGGCTTGCCTCCATTTTTCACAAGTGTGCTGTGGTGCGTCCATAAAGACGCTCCGGCGCTCAAGGCGCTCTGGCGCTCAGTACCCTTGCGGGTGCCCTTGGAGGTGCTTGCAGAACGAGGCAAGCGCATCCAGGGGGCTTCCGGTCATTGGTCGGGCAGACATTGCAACGCTATGGCCGGCTCTCACGTCGCGTCTTACGCCCTAGAGGAGACTTCCTCTATCCAAAGACACCGGGGAGTGCGTGGCGCATGATAGCCGCGTCCCGTGCGCTCGTCCCGGCGTGCATGATCGGCTTTTGCTGCGTCGGAGTATCAAAGACTCCAGGGAATGCGTGGTGAATCTTTGCCGCGTCGTTTTCGCTGATGCCGGCGTGCAGCGTCGGCTTTTCCGCCGGGCGCGTCAGGGCCGCAATCTCTTCAGGGGATGTATCGGGATGAAACACACCGAGGTGCCCAAACATGGCGTTAAAGGTGTCGATTGAATGCCGGCTGTCTTTAAGACGTTTTGTGGCCATGCCGATGGTCATGTCATTTCACCGCAGTACCCAGCGCCCGCAACTTTTCTGCCAGGTCATCTTTCCTAATGCGAAGCTCTGCGAGGCGAGCTTCCAAGGCGGTAATTGCCGCGCGTCGCGTGGCGCGGTCGGTGCCGATCTTGTTAGGGTGAATAGTGCCGTAGCCAAGTTCTTGCGGCGTCATATCTGCCATGATGCGGCGAAGCCCTTCGTTGACCAGGTCAGCGACAAAGCAATACAGAACCTGATCGTTATGCGCCCCATCGGGAGTGAGCAGTTGAGCCCAGCTCATTGGCGGGTTGATTCCACTTATCGCGCCATCGATGTCACGGAAGCGCAGAGGCTTACCGAAGCTGCCGGCCTCGGCCGATAGCCCCAACATTCCGCCTGTGGCAAAGCTGGCGATAGACCCTCTGACGCGGTCAGCCCCATAGCGCCGGCCGCTTGCCTCGATAAATTCCAGAATGCCGGCCTTGAGGTCTTCCGCAGGCACTGGGGCCAGCGGTAGTTCTGCAAGCTCAGTCTCTGCGGCAGTGATATTGACGGAGACTTGATCATATTCCGCCCGCAATTCGTTGATCGTTTCCCGTACCCTCGCATATGCGGTTTGAGATTCGGCGAAGTTGTCTTTTGCCATGATGGCGACTCCTAATGGGTTATGGATTGGATGCAACTGTGGGGCGCTTCAATGTTTTCCATACGGTAGTGGCGTTGACGCGGAATTCCTTCGCAAGCCAATTGACGGCGCTGCGCGCGCTTAGCCCGCCTGTCGACGTCATGGTGTCGAAACGCGCTTGCAGATCGGCATCACGCCTGCCGAGTAATGCGCGTTTACAGGACGGAACCGCAATAACTTCGCCGCCAAAAGCATGCGATAGTTTTTTCACGGCTTCTGTCCCAATCACTGCGGCCAATTCCTCAAGCTTCGCAACGCCCTTGACACGCTTTCCCTTGGGAACTTGGAACGTCTGCCCGCCGTATTCATCGATCAGGCGCAGGGTCGCGGGCAGGCCGATCATTTCGATAAGTTCGCGCGCCTTGGCCGGTAGGTGGATCAATGAAAGGTTCCCTGCTACGGCGGGCTTTTCGTCGATGCTGGGGAAGCTTTCTCGGGGTGTGGTTTGGTGTAGGTTCACGCTAGCATTGTTCTACGGGCGGGCCGTGTTAAAACCGCTGGCGTGTGCCACCACCTTTCCATAAAAAGCCCGCCGGGATTGCTCCGGGCGGGCTTGTGGTAGCGGACTCTGCTGGCTATTCGGCGGGATGCTGTTCCGTCTCGGTTATCCGTACACCACCTTCGGTGGTGTCCAGTAACGCGACACCTAGAGCATTGAGCAGTTCGCCAATGCCGGAAATGAATACGGACTGATCCTCAATGCGCAGAACATCGAGGGCTTTCAGCGCATCACCCAGGGCACATATTCCCAGCGCGGTATTGCTCGCCACGCGGAATACGTAACCGCATTGCTGCAAAGGTGTGGCGCCGCTCATAGGGACGCCCTTTCAAAAGCCTTCTGGGTCGCAAGGTTGAGGTTTTGCGCAGCGTGCTCTGTCAGGTCCCCAAAGTATTCCAGGGCATCAAGAAGAAAAGCAACGCAGTTTTCCCGCTCAGGTTCGGCGGGCGGGCTACCGCTGGCGATGCTGTTAGCAGCCATCGCCAGGTATTTCATCCGCGAGGCGTAGGTGCCCAGCTCGCTGGTGAGGATGTCGAGGTTCTTTGCTGCGGTGTTGGTTTCAGCCATCATATTTCCTTCAGGTTCGTTCAAGATTCGCCCCTGTTCCGGGGGCGGCCAGGTACTTGAACACCGCCTGAAGACGGCTGGCAGCTTTCCCCTTGCGGGTGTTGTATCGCTGCCCACTACCCGGCCATAGGCAAGCTATGGACGTAAAAAATCCGCGAAGACTGACGGGCGCGGATACCGCTTCAGGAGGTGTGTTCAGCACCGTGCGCAGATTCTGCGCTTGTCATGGGGCGGGCGTCAAGCGGATAATTGCGGCGGGTGGCGTTGCTTCCGGGAAGTCCCGATTGGAAAATCGGTCAAGGTCCGGTTCGACCCCGGTCCGCCACCCTTCTCCGCCTTCCCGCCGGCGTCGACTTTCCCTCTTGTCATGGCCGGGGCGTCACGCAATAATTCGCTCCGGGGCGAGGCGTGGAAATTCGGCGTCCACGCTCACGGGGTTTGCACAAAACCCGGTGGATGGAGGGACGGCCGGCCTCCCGCCCCAAGCCTTCCCGCTTTCCGGTATCCTTGCCACGGGGCGAGGCGTGGAAATTCGGCGTCCACGATCACGGGACTTGTGCCAAGTGCATGGAGGGACGGCCGGCCTCCCGCCCCACTCTTCCATCGATGCCCGGAACTGGCATTAAAAACGCCACCAGCGCGTTACAGACTTTGTGGGAGTCCGAGTAGCGCCGCGCCTTTTCAATGCGTCTAAGGGGCTATTTTGCGGTCTTGCTGGCACGCCTTTTCGCCCCGCGCTCATTCTCGGAAAAAGAGGGGCAAATACCAGGTAGCAGGCGAAAGGTGATTTCACCGTCGACGCTACAGACAATAGTCTTGCGCTTCGATGGCTTGCCATTGTTGCCGTGGATGCACTCCCAGCAACAGCGGGCTACAGGATCAAACGGGGCGACTTTCAGCAGCATGGCTTTGCGCTCAGCCCTTTGCTGCTTTGCTTCTTCCGGCTCTCATGCCAGGCAGTCAGGCCGGAAATCAGCGCATGCATGCCGTCCCGATTCAGAAACCGCGGATTGTCGACCTTGGCCACCCGCTGGCAGAAAGTTTTCAGCGCGGGATCATTGACGGCTCCCGACATGCCCAGCTTTTTCGACAAGCCCAGCGCGGTGCGCCATTGCGCTTGCGTGGGGCGATCCGGGCCGCTGCCGCCGGGAATGGCTGGGGACGCATAGCCATGCTTGTCGAGTGCACCCATATCGCGCAACAGATCGGCAAGCATGGAGAGATCCATTTCGCTGCAGTCCTTGGCGCTGCGCTTGCCGGTGTACTTTTCCAGCCAGGCGCGGTAAGTGTCATCATCCCAGCCCATGTGTTTCTGGCCAATCTTTACAAGCTGGATCAGGCGGGGTTTGTTCATCATGCGGCGCGCTTGATCTGAATAGGTCGGCCCAGTTGTCGGGCAATATCCTTGAGCATTGCGGCGTCAATAGGGCGGTCGGGGAAAAGGTCTCGGCATTCGTTGACAAGCAGCGCCAGGGACCGTAGCCCGCCGTTTGCGCCAGGCCGGGCAGCGATATCAACCGCAACCTTGCGCAGAGCTGCGCCGGATAGCCCGGCCCATACAAACCATGCGTCGACGTCAGCTTCCGTAGTGACGGGAAAGTCATAGCGCAGCATCCGGCTGGCCAACGCCTCAAAGGTGCTCTTCTTGCCGTAGACGTTGCGGTCAAAGTCTTGATTGCCCATCGCTACCAGGGGGATTTGGAAGCTATCCCGTAAATTGCGTATGACTTCGGCCGCGTCCCCTAATTCGTTGCACTCGTCGAGCAGCAAGATGTCACCAGGGCGGTGCGCTTTGCCGATGTCGTCAAGCAGGTGTCCAGAACGATAGGCAACGCCATATTCGCCCACCATCGCGCTGAGTATCTTTGACATAGCCGCCGTTGAGTTGCGATCGGATTGCTTGAACTCGATACGCACTGCGCCAGGATGATGGTGTGTGCGGGGATTGGCGGCTGCATACGCTTTTGCGGCTTCGCTTTTTCCAACGCCTACCCCGCCCGTAATGGCAACAATCTTGTTGCCCCGCCGGGCGCGTTCGATGATGCCCTGGATTGCCTGGAAAGTCGGGGTAACGGCCGCCCCGCTCACGGCTGTCTGTTGATGTTTCGCTTCCTCGGCAAGCCATTCCGCCAACTCGGCAATTGCTTTGCTGAGTTTCTCCCGCTGGCTCCAGCTTGCCCTAATACGGGAACGATTCAACAGCGCTTCAAAGTCGCTGGAGAGCAGGCCGGAGATAGCTTCTAGCCGCTTGCGGGGGTAGCCTGTGGCCAAGTGGATTTCGATTTGCTTAAGGGTGTCTTCCCATTCGGCGGGAAAGTCGCTGTTTTCTTTTTCCGATTGAGGTATCATGGCTGTTCCGTTTCCTTTGCTGGGTGGTTAAGGGGCGGGTGTTTTTGCGAGCTCTTCATAAATATTGAAACCCGGTGCATCGGCGGATGCGTCGGGTTTCGTCTTTTGGGGCGGCGGTGCGGCGTAGATATCGAAGCGCGCCGGTTGCGGCTCCGGAATAAGGTCCGCCGGGCGCACAATCTCTCCAGTTTTGTTGTCTCTGTAGGACAGGCGCGGGAGTTCTGCCGGCGGTGCAACGGTAGTATCGGCGTTATCGTGGAGGGCATCGACTAGGGCACGGGTTTGCGGTGAAAGCTGGATTTGCGGGCCGGCTGGCGTCACAGGCGGCGGCGGTAATGCGGCGTTCAGGTTAGCCATTGCGGCTACCATGTCGACGCGGGGCGAAATGGCGCGCAAGTCGGCAACGGCGCGCGTTAGCAGGCCGTTGCGGCGGGATTGTTCTTTGGCTCCCGTATTGTCTAGCGGGTGGTACAGGGTGTCTTTTTGAAGTAATACGGGGGTGCCGTCAGGCTTGACCCATAGGGCAACGGTGTCCGCCCATTTGGCATAATGCACTTCGATCCAGTTGCCAACTTCCGGGATAATTTCGTCATGCCGGAACCAATCTTTGTCCACCTTGATTCCACCTGTGTGGACGCGGCATCTAACGGCTTTGGCGAAGGCGACAAGCAAGCTTTCGCGCGATGCCGATGCGGGCGGTTTCCAGCCGGCGGCGATGGCTGCGCTCTTGCGTTCGTTGGGTGATTTACCGCCCATCGTGCCGCCTTGCGGTTCGTTATGGTAGAACTTGACTGCCTCGGCAAAAGCCTCGTCGCGGTATTGTTCAAAGGTGCCAGGGAAGGGAAGCGGAACCTTGCCCACATTGTGGGTCTTTTTTTTCATCCGGTCTCCGCCGATGTAGCCGGGGATCAACGCGGTGAACTTGCTCAGGCATGAGAACACGCCTTCAATCGGCTTGGCTTGTGCGTTGTAGGGGCGAGCACGGACAATGGCTCTCTGGGATTCCTTGCCGGGGCTGGCCCCTTCGTCAATGCTGGCGGCGTCGGCAATCCCGGCGGCATCGATAAATTCCACTTGAAACCCTTCGCACAAGCCTTGCAGGGCATTGAATCCGGCGATCATGTCCTTATTGAGATATTCGCTGCCGTTGTCGAGGTAGAGCGTGCGCGGGAGCCCCCAGACTTGCACCATTTCGATAAAGCTGGCGATGATATGGGCTTGCGTGATGCCCTTGCCCTTTGGTAGCAGAACCAAGGTGTAAAACAGCTCATTGGTTGCCATGTCAAGCCAGGCGATCACCCGCGCCGTTCCAGTGCTGCCATCTTCACGGGTGACTAAAACATCATCCGGGTGCACGTCGCCATACACGATTTCCATCGGCCAATCAGGCCGGCGGCGATGAATACTGGGCCTGAATTTATCGTGGTATAGCTTGGCGTCTTTTTCCTTGATGCCTACCAGGCGCGATGCTTTGAAACTGCGCACCAGGTGCAGGCCGGGCCGGATAAGCGGCGCATTGTGCCAGCCGGCGGCGCGTGAGAGCCTTTGTAATTCGGCGGATGCTAGGGCGTCGATTTTTCCTTCGCTTTTGATCGCTTCGCGCCAAAGACCGCGAATATGAAGCTCTATTGCGGCGGCGATTGGACGCTTTTCACTATCGTGGAGCGGGCATTCCTTGTCCCATTTTCGGTTGACATAGAAGCGCTTTCTACCGGCATCGGCACGGCGCGGGCGTGCCAGGGCGCTTTCATTGTCGGATTCGATCTTGGCAAGCCATTCGCGCAATGTGTCCGGGGTTATGCTGACGGGCTTGCCGTTCAGGCCGGAGTGTTGGCGTGAGGCGATATCCTCAAGCACGGCGGCGCGTGCCTTGCTGCCCTTCTTATGGAAAAGAGCTGGGGCCGCTATGGCAAGCTTCCATTTAATTTCCGCTACGCGAGCGCCAATATTCAGGTCGATTATGGCGGGGGCCGGGCGCTGTAAAGGCACAGCAGCGGGCGCTTCCAGAGCACCGGGGTTGTGTTTGTGCCAAATAGTGCGCAAAACATCGGGAAGGCTGGGAATATAGACTTGAAGGGCGTTACCGCCTTTCCCTCCAGCTCCCTCAATTGTGCGGACTTGCAGCGCGGTGCCGCGCCAGGTGCCGTTATTGAGACAGCGAACCGCAGCTCTGTAACCGTTGCGGGCGTCGATACCGGCTATGTCCGCAAAATCTGCCGTGCTGATCCATAGGCTGTCTGTGCCAAGACTGGGAGACGGTATGAGGGCTGTGGCCGGCTGGATCGCGGCCAAGACATTGCTACTCATTGGCGATTTCCCCTTCCTTGACCCCAAGCAAGACGGCGATCTTGTGGGCGTTGCCGTAGTAGCACTTAGCGCGGCCACGGAGCACTCTCCTGACCGCTTGAACGGCGAAGCCATGTTTCTTTGCCCAGCCGGTAACTGTGATTCCCTTGCGCCTGAACTCGGTGCAGACTTCTTCGGCAGTCTTCATTACACTACCCTCCATGAAGTGATGATGTTCGCTAACGATAATCGAATGATTACCATAACGCAATAAAAGATAATCGAATGAACACTTTTTGCGCGCAATTTGGGGGCAGGCTGCGAGAGGAACGCGAACGCAAGGGGCTGAGTCAAGCGGAATTCGGTGCGCTTGGCGGAGTCGGGAAACTCGCTCAACTCAACTATGAGAAG